CATGTAACGGACGCTCATAGAATATCTTACGCTTCTCATCGTAATCTCTGTGGTAGTTTCTCAAGCAATTCAGACCTATCTGCACTTTGGGTACGTTAAACCAGCACCTTGGAAGCAATCGTCTTACCGCTTGGATGCCATCATCTAGTCCCATCCTCGGTGCTATCTTGGCATCTAGTCCTGATTCCTCAAGCATCTCAAGTCTGCTTTTGCCTGTGCCTAACTCCCTGACCCTAACGTCATGGGGCAAAATATGCTCTGCTTTTGTGTAGTCGTTGTCCTTAATCCACTTCACATAGTGGTCTAAACCTACACCATGATTCTCGTAGTAATCAAGCAAACGCACCTCAGAGCCTACTAACTGAGCCACCCAGATACTTGTAGAGTCCCCCATGCCCAAGTCCCAAGCAGTAAAGGTTCTGCTTAGTTCCTCCCAAGGAATCTCCTGCATATGCTTCTTTTCTTCTAGCTCTCCAAGGAGTTCCCCATAGTAAGAACCCTCTACAGGCGCATCAAAACTACACTCAAACTCTTGGGCATACTTACTTTCACCCATTTCGTTCTTAGCAGCACTCAGTTCTTTGCTGTCCACCACCCCTGTCTCTGAGGCTTTAAACTCTAGCAAACCCCAACCTTCCTCGGTTTTAGCCCTGTCTCGCAACTCTTTAAAGTGGTTGTGTCCCTTTGGAGTACCGATAAAGAGACACCAGCCCTTACGATCTACAATGCTTGGTCTGATGATGTCTGTCCATATCTTAGGGTTTTGGTCACCCACCTCGTCTACGATAACCCCATCAAAGAATTGCCCTCGGAGGGAATCAGGGTTGTCTGAGCCATATAGCTGAATACGCCTACCCCAGAAGTCAACTCGCAGTTCTGAGATGTTGTTAGTACCGCCTAGAGGTGTAGTGTATTTAACGAGGTAGTCCCAAGCTACCCTCTTAGCCTGTCCATAGGTAGGCGCAATGTAGGCGTATCTCGGTGTTTCTTGCTCGTTTAGCACCGCCTCACGGATTATGTGATTAAGCGCAGCCACAGTCTTACCAAACCTACGATGAGCCACTACCACAGCAAACCTGTTGCCATCTAGTAACTCATGTATCTTTAGTTGGTGTTCCCTTGGTTTATAGGGAATTTCGATTACTTCGCCCATGTAACAACGTGCTGAATTGGTTGGTTAGGGTTGCCAGACACTTCTGTTCTAGCTAACTTAGGAATATGGTACTCAATAGCCCTGAGATATAAGTCAGCAGCCTTCGCAGGGTCTGGTCTATTACCACCTATGCCTTCAGCTACATCGTCTAGCCATTGTTGCAACTTATGTGCGTTCTCATCAGCAAAAGAAGCTATGACCTCTCTGACGATAACTGTAGACTTATTGGTAGCCCCTTTAGGTCTTCCTCTACCCCTATTGGTTAGGTTTTCGGGTTTTCCCACCTCTAATTTATTCATTTTTATCACTCCGCTATGGGTTGGTGAAGTTTGCTATACAAGAAATATTGTGAGATAATTATAGTTCAAGTTTAATTAAGTCAAAGGTTTATATGAAAGTTACGATTACGCAAGATAAAACACTCAGCACAGACGCTGTTTATGACGATGAAGCAAAGAGCCTACCACCAGAAGAATTGGCTAGTTTCATAGAAGATGCAATTAGACACCTGCATACTCATCTTTTAACACTCCACTCAGTCCAAGAGTCCTAACTCTTTTTCGGCTATGTACCTGTAGTAGTTGTCAATCATCTCTTGGTCAACAACATCAGATACGCCAGCCTTACGCTTTTCTAATGCGCCAATTACATTGCTTCTCATGTCTCCAGTTTTACCAGCAAACTCACGTTCAATCTTTCCATAAGATTTAGGCAGTAAGATTTCTAAAGGTACGTTACCAAGCAAACCACCCTCAAGTGAGCCAGCATAAGTACCCCCAAAGTTTGTGCTGTAAGACCTATGGTTTGATGGGGTGAGCAATCCTTCTGGGTTTGCCTTAATGATGGTATTGCCAGCATAACCTCTAGGCAGACCACGCAAAGCCTCATCTGTTAAGGCATTTACTAAATCTTCTTCATTAAAACCAATAGCTTTTTGGTTATCTTTTAAGTACATCCTGTTAACAAATGCTTTTCTCAATTCGCCAGCCGTATCGTTTACACCTTCACCAGTAAACAACTGCTTTTGTCCCTCAATCGTTTCAATGCCTTTAAAACCAGTAAAGTTTAGGTTTCCATCAACATCCTTAAAACCTCTAATTTGTTGATTTATGGTATCAATGCGAGATTTTGGCAAATCAGCTTTTTTAATTAACTGCAACAAAACCTCAGTAGGCATTGTTGAAAAGTTCTCAGCATATGTTGACATAGTGGAGGGCAACATAAACACTTGCCCAGAGCCACCAGCGGCTAAGTTTTCTTTTTGGGCAGTTTTTACCCTTTCCATAATTCTTTTTGCTATTGATTCGCCAGATGCGCCACCAATTTCTTTTTCTATGTTTGCCAACGCTCTAGCAAAATCTTGACCGCCTTCAGTTATTACAGCTTCTGGCAATACCTCATCAGAGACACTTGTAATCCTCATGTTTCTTGTAGTGCTATCCCACGGAAGAATCATAAAACTAGAGCCTTGAACGTCTTCAATCTTTGTTGGTGTTTTAGGGGCTAGACCACCAATATATTCAGTCTCATACCTTGAGCCAACCAATGGATTAGGTGTTTTTGGTTTTGTATCAAGGAATACGTTGCTTCTTGTATTCTGAGCCATGCCCTGCAACATTTCAGCAGGTAAGCCACCTCGTTCCATAATCTGTGGAACTACTCTCTCAGCTACTCTCTCACCAGCCCTACCAGCAGCCATAGCAGCCCGATTTGCCCCTGATGGTACTGGCGAAAGGGTTAGCAATGCTTCAGCAGTCTCTGGCTTTAAGAATGGTACGTTAGCCCTGTTGACGTTAGTCAATGCGTCTAGCAAGCCTCTAGGACTATCTGCGTATGCTGCTCTCTCTACTGTCTTAGGGATTCCTGTGCTTTCCAACAAATTACCCAGACCTTGCAGTTGCTGAGTACGCCTCTTATCTTGCATGAACGCAAGCAAGCCTTGAATAGCATCGTTGGATAACCCTGTAAGTGGGTTAGCGTAAGGAGTAGCCCTTAGTTCTGCCATGATTAGTTACCACTTTACCTTGTTAGCCCAATACGCTGCACTCATCTTACCCTTGGCAATATTCTCTGCATGACGAGCCTTAAACGCATCATTGCGCTTCGTGCCATCAGGTGAGCCTTTAGCCCCTTGTTGACCAAAACGGATGAGTTTCACATCCTCACCAGACTTAGCTAAAACAGCGTGAGACTTAGTGGGATGGCTAGGAGTAGCTTTGGGCTTGTTGAACCCAGAAAACTGCTCAGAGCCTCGCTTAATCACTTCTTTTTAGCAGTCTTAGCTGCTTGTTTAAAAGCATCAGCAGTAGGCGCACCCTTGCTACCTACTTTACGCATACGCTCTGGAGTTTTCCCAGCAGCCTTTTGTGATTCGATGCGTTTCCTTTTCGCAGCGATATTTTCGTACAAGCTCATTATTTTTTAGCTTTCTTTGTTGCGTTCTTAGCTGTACGCTCACCACGCATAGGCATAGGTTTTGGCTTATTCTTCTTCTCCATATACTTCTTCATCATTTCCATTGCTTGTTGGTTTGTCGTTCCCATCATAATCATCCTCGGTTATAGGCCCACCACTAATCCATGCCTCACAAGTCCTCTTGGAAGCACACTTAAAATCAAACACTTCGCAATAGCCCAAGTCGCCAGCATCAATAACTTCCCAAGCATCCATCTCTGAACCGCCCATCTCTAAGCCTGATTCAATGCAAGCAAGCATCTTAGGGGTTTGGATAAAGGCAGCGCAGTTTCCGCAACGAGACTTTTTAGCCTGTTCTGGGGAGTTTCTCCAAGCCTTAGAGATTTCACGCCAGTAAGCCATGTTTGGCTCATTGGGGTTCATCGGGCCGTAATTCGCCTTGTCGATGGCTTTCTGACGATTCTCAAGATTGACCTCAACATTACCTGTGGCAACTGGACAAGCCTCACCACTTTTCTCTTGGCTTTGTATCTCTATCTCAATTTTTACAGCAGGTGCGAGTAGTCCGTGCATAGCTATCCCTGTGAAGTTTGTGCTATTTTCTCACAAAAAAAAGAGAGAAGCAAATCTCTCTAAAGTCTCAATGGCAACTGAGTGCGTCCATTGTGCGCTAATTAAAAAGTTTTGCAAGGGTTAGATTTAGAACACTCATCTCGTCTAACTTCATCACAGACCATATCCTAGCTGACCCATGTATGCCATTATGTGGCCCTTGATGGCAATCCTTGCACAAAGGAATACATAAGTATTGGTTATGCTGAACAATATGGTGTGCATCGCTTGGCCCAGAAGCGTTACAGACCCCACAAGGCATTTCTTTAATCTTTGCCAAGTGGAGTCGTTCCCTATTATTGGGTCTGTTGTTCATGCCAGCCCATCAATTTAGGAAATTCATCAAGCCTGTTTTGTTTTCTTAGTGCTTGTTTTAAATGGCTTCCACAGTAATGAACCCCATCCAACTCATACCTGCCTTCTATGTTGCATTGGAATATTTTTCCTGACCATGTTGGAGGTTTGTAGGCTTGACAAGCAAATTTATCTTTGTGAACTCCAAAACCATCGCAACAAGGACAAAGGAACTCTTTTCTAAGTGGATTCATGTTTCATACCCCTTACAAAAGCAGCAAAACTATGAGATGTATCACCAAAAGATTTCATCTTGTCAAACTCTAAAGCTACTTCCTCAAGAGTATCATTCCTGATTTTTTCTACTATTTCGTTAGCCTGACGCTTGCGCCAGCCAAACGCTTTTAAAAGTTCAGTCATACAAAAACCTCAATAAGTAAAGGACTGCCGCCCAAAAAGCCGCTAGTCCCAAAAGAGTTAATTTCCAAGACTTATTCATAAGCCGCTATTTTGGCTTCGTCTGCTTCTTCCAAGATGTGCTTAGAAAGACGCATACAGCCCTCAATCTCTAACTCTTGAAATTGTTTGTCAGTAAAGATGCCCATGACGTTGCGTCCTTCAAACCAGACTTCATCAATATTCTCGTTATAAGTACCTTCTTCGTCACGCTCACAACTCATCACGACAGTAACGATTACAGAGCCTTCACCAGTAGTTGTGTCAAATTCGTATTTCATAATTTATTCCTTAAAAATGGGGAACTAAGTCCCCTGTTGATTTATTTGAAATTAAAGCCTTGAGCAATTGACAAAGCCTCTTGTGCAGTTCTTCCAAAATACAAGTGACCACTTTTACCCTCAACCGCCCAATCGTTAATACCAACTTCAATTTGCTGCTCAAGCGTCATATCA